GGGGGTGGCGCGAGGGGTCTGAACTTTCTTCATCATCCCCGCCATTGCTGCACCCATAGCAATCATCGCCTTTGATAGATCTTTCATATCAATCTTGGACAATTTATCCAACGATACAGCGAGCATCAAGCAGGCTACGGAAATACCAACAAGAAGACCGACTTTAATACCCTTAGAAAAGTCGTTTAAAGCGCCTTTGAAGTCGGATAATACCTTCTTAACGAGAGGTACTGACTCTTTACCTTTATCGAGGAATTTGTCAAACATTCCTTCGAAACGGTCTAAGAATTTGGTTACAAGAGAGTTATCTCCTGACTTGAACTTAAGCCATTTGTCAAATGCAAATAAGCCAATCAAAGCTTGGATAATATCCGCTCCGTGGAATGACTTAAAAATGTCTTTCAACAAGTCATAACCTTGTTTCGCCATGTTAGCAATACCGGAGAACACTGATTTGATAGTTCCACCAATTTGTCCTACGATATTGGACAATCCAGATTTGACTGATGAGAGAGAATTCTTGAGTCCGTCGCCAATATTACCAAAGGCTTTACCCAGAACATCTTTTACTTTACCAAAGTTATTCTTAACTCCGGATAAAATATTCGACATGCCAGTATCTAAGCTATCTACGAATGATCTCATTCCAGGAGAAATAGCTTTAATGCCATTCTTGATAGAGCTACCAATTTTGGCAAATATACCGTTGTCGGAGAATGTCTTAGGAAATGCTTTTACAATAGCTTTAAATCCATCAGCAATTTTAGGACCGATACTTGAGAATGCCCCACCGAAAGCAGTCATAATTCCTTTAAACACACCGAATTTCTGAATAGACTCTCGCAAGCCTTCTACAAATTTTCGAATAGCATCGGTGATCTTAACCAACATATCAGTGAATTTAAGCAATCCACCACCACTGTTGGTTCCGAAACTGAACAATGAGAAGAATCGTCCTACGATATCTGCAGCGATTTTGAATAGTGTGCCAAGAATGCTCAGAACATTGCCAATCACTTTACCAATGTTGGTGAAGCTTTGCATAACGTTGTGGTTCTGACGCATAGTGTTTAAGAATTTAGTAATTCCGTCAGCGGCTCGCTTGAATACTAGAATTACACCATCCATAGAACCTATTGTTGAATTAAATCCTAGAGATAGTTTGTGGACAATCGCCCATACAGTGTTAAACACAGCACCAAACATTCTACCAAGAGAAATAAGAGTCTCTTGAATAGCGGCATTCTTCTTCAAGTTCTCAGTGAAGTTTCTGAACCCTTCGGTAACACCAAGAAGTCGTCTAGCCGAGTCCTCATATGTACCAATAGATTCACGGAAACCATCACGGAAGTTAGTCATGGACTTGAATACGAATTCAAAGCCATTCTTAATTGAGTCAAAGAACGCTTCTTGTCCGCCCATGTCTTTCCATGTTTTCAACATGGCATTTCGGTAGTTACCTAGACTACGCTCCATGTCAAGAACAGTGTCATGATAAGTTCCTTGAGAATCGTCAAAGAACTTATTAACAATTTTTCCGACGTCTGTCCAAAGTGCCTTAGCCTCTTCGAATCCACCAAATAGATATTCCCAAGAAGTGGCCCATCCAGAACCAATTGCTTCTTGTACAGTATCTACTAATTGTCCAAACGATTTAATTTGAGTCGCTGCTTCAAGCATCGATTTATCAACTGAGAAATCTTTCAAAGTAGCAATCAAGACTTCAGAAGTCAACCAACCGTCTTTCAAAGACTCCCGGAAAGATTTAGTCATGTCACGAGCATGACCCATCTTCTCAGCCATTTCAGTCAATCGGTCTTGGAATAACTTACCACCCATACCGGCATTAACTACAGAGTTCCAGTCCTGAAGACCTACTCTACCAGAAGCTAACGCTTGAGATAATTGGTACATCGCCATTGATGCTTGTTGGGTGTTTGATCCTGATGCAGCTGCCAAGTTGGAAATACCCTTGATCGCAGTTGCAGAATCTTCCAAACCTACACCGGCCGCAGTAAATGTACCGATGTTCTTAGTCATGTCTTTAAATGAGTAAATAGTTTGGTCAGCGTATTCGTTCAAGTCTTCCAATACTTTAGAAGTCTTACGCATACGAGTGGTTTGGTCTGGAATTTCCCACTCAGTATTCGTCATGATTGTTTGTACAGATCCGAGCTTTTCTTTATACTCGTTTAAACCATCTAACGGGCCTGAAAAGAATTTAGCACCGAAACTGATAGCTTTCTGCATCATGTTACCCATGACAATACCCATAGCGACATCCATTGCATTGAGCGATCCTTTAACAGAATCCGCTGCTCTAGAAAATGCCCCTGTGAGTGGGTTCAGGTTTATACCAGATGCTTTAGAATTTAAGCTGTCAATAGATTTGACAGAATTGGGAAATCCCTGGTGATTATCCGCCTTCTGAAATATACCCTTCAATCGGGCGAGAATACCAGACGTCTTGGCCGTTCTGCTAGCAACATCAGTATTCATCTGCTCAATTGATTTGGCAGCACCGTTCATGTTAATTCCTTCGGTACTACGAGTAAACATTCCTTTAAGACGAGATAATAGACCTTGGGATTTTGACGTTGATTTTGAAATTGCATCAGGGATAGCATTCATCTCTTTAGCAATGTTCTTAGATGCGTTACCACCGCTGATCTTCGCAAAAGCTTGCTTCATCTTTTCAAGAGCAGAGATGGTATCTGTCGCGTTTTTGGTGAATCCTTTATTATCCAGAGTTACCTTGGCGACTTTTTCGTCAACATATCCGGCCATTAATTACCTCCTTTTATTTTAAATAATCATTTAACACTTTATTGATTGCAGATTTGTATGCTGAATCAATAGCCTTAATAATATACGGATGCGGTGGAACATAACCGCCTGTACCCGTACCGTGACCGTAGTGAATAATAATAGCAATATTGACACCTTTGTTTATGTTGGTATTAAATATCTCTAACTCTTCACCACGACCGGTTTTGTTAATTCGATACCCCCAGGAATTTGCGGTTTTACCCGATTTCGAAGGAGTTGCAGCTTTTAGAGCTTCTACGATAGCTTTACCAAGAGAATCCATAGATACTCGTCTATCTTTCTTAAGATACTTTTCCAAGTTATTAAAAGATCCACTAGTTGTTATTCTCATTTAGCTTTCATCTCTTTCTTATAACTTGTTTTGAGTTCTTTCTTAGCCTTCTTATAAGCCTTTTTAATTGCTTTATTGCGACGCTTGAATTTACTCTTATAGAAATGACTGCCATCCATAGATCGCATAGCTGCTTCAGCACCAATACCCATTGCACCATATCTGGTCAATATATTGTTACCTGTTAGAAGTCCGCCGTACATCGATGCAACGGAAGCTTTATAACCAAATCGCCTCCAAAAATCCGGTCGCTTGCCTTTGAAGTTTTCTTTAGACTTATTTAGTGATCGCTTATAATTATTCTTGAGAGCGTGTTTATCGCTCATATAATTTTTACGTACACCCCATTTCATACCTTTCGTTCCGAAGTGTTGAATAACATCGTCGGAATGAATTATGACATTTGGATCGATCATTGTTTCTCCCTTCTTTTACGCTCTTCTTCGCGACGCCGTAATATGGTAGCTCGTTGCTTTTCCATAATTTCGGCTTTGGTCATTTTCTTAGGAGGTTCTTGTAATGACCCTACGCAATTCAGAAGCATGATTAATTTATTAAGATTTCGATTTTCCCAATCGAAAGGGATATGGTTCAAAGCCATCATAGCATAAATTATCTCAGACGTATATACCTTTTTACGTTGTGCTACACCTCTAGCGCTACCTTTCTCTTTAGGAAATTTTGTAGCGGATGGTGTCTTTTTAATATACTCAACAATCTGTTGGTAATTGTTTACAGAAAGTAAGTTAGGATCAATATCCTCATCGCACATTGTAACTATAAAATCTAGCATCTCGGCATCAGTAATATCGTCAGAGTTATCTATGAATCTTTTAAGATGCTTTGATTCCCATTTATCTAGATTTTTCAAAGTATATCGAAACGTGCACTTTACCCCTTCCTGATTTACAAATTCCTCTTTTAAGTCATCCCAATATTCTATATCGTCTAACTGTATAGTTAAAAACTCCGGATCCATGATATACACACCTCAAAAAATTTAAAATAAAAAGGAAGAGCGGTAAAAAATACCGCCCATTCCGTTATTGTGCTGCAGGCGCAGCAACTGCTGATTCTAATCCACGAATTGTTGAAGTAATCCCTCGAACAAATTTACCAAGTGTTACACCGTCATCATCAAAGAAACTTTCTGTAAGAGCTTCATAAGCCAATGATGTGCGGAATTCTTCCTTGATTTCTTCGCTCTTAAGGAATCGTTTACCGTCTTCAGATTTCTTACCGTATGCTGTTAAGATAACATCATTAAGCAAATCATGAATCTTACCGAAGTCTTCTTCTTTTGTGATTCGTTCGATGTACTTAGCCATGTCTTCTTTACCATAGCGAGCTTGCATAGCAATCAATTCCATACGGTTGATGTTGAAGTACAAAGTTTCAGTTTGTTCAACGCCATCGAAGTCCAAATATTTAACTGTTTCTTTTAACATATGAGTAAATACCTCCTTTATTTATTCCTATTAGCCAAGCAATTCGATTACTTTTTCTGGTAATGGAAGATATGGTTCTGCTTCATCAGTACCGTAAACAGCATCCAATACTTTTTGCATCTTAGTCGCTTCAACTTGAGTAGAATCGATCGTGATTACTGAAGTTGGTTTGTGGCCAGGAACAACTACTGGAGTTGAAGAAATTGACCATGATGGGTTTTGTGGTTCTGGGCTATCATTAACAGTAGCGTGTGAACGTTCTGATGGAGCTGCTTTACAACCGTACCACAAGTGAAGTTTGTATCCGTATTCGTTACCTTTTGTATCATTACCAAGGATTGATTTGAATGCAAATCCAAATGGGCGACGGTTTTGTTGGTGAGCGACAGCACCTTTAACGATTGTTTTCATACCATCACATTCGTCAAACTCTTCTGGAGAGCTGAACGCTTCGATAGTACCTTCAAAGTTTTCAGCACCAGTAAGAGACAAGTATTTGATGTTGTCTGCGTATTGGTCGTTTGCTTCAGCTCCTGAAGGAGATTCGTTAGCAGCAGTGATACCGTTCCAAGCGATACCTTTAGGATATGTACCAGTTGGGTCTTGTGGGAACAATACCGCTTCAGATACACCAGTTTCATAAAAACGTTTTCCAAGTTCGTCAAACTTAAGTTTAGCCATTAGCTAATCCTCCTGTGTTAATCTTTAAAATAGTTTGATGCATATTATCGACAATAAATTCATTCTCATACACGCAGTATTGGTTTTCCAAAAGTTGAGGTAAGATTGGAGTATCGACTCGTTTGTCGATTATCGTGACTTGATATACTTCGTGTGAATGATAACGAATATTGTCTGCATGCCGTTGTCTAATACCCGTTCTCTTATAAAGAATACACGGATACGTCAATGTGGTGTTTGATGTTGGATTATAAAAGAGTTTATAATCCTCATTAGACTTCTGAATTGCTTTCATCAGAATGTCTCGGATAAGCATTCTCTTGCTCATTATAAACTCCTCCTAAATCCACAATAACTCTAGGGGCTCTACTTACATCGAAACTTTCGACTTTCCATTTCACCCCTTGGTACTCCATATAAAGCAAATTTGAAATGTGCTTCATAAAGAATTGGTCAGCGACTAATGAAATTTGGTTGGTAATGCGGATGTTGTCAATAGTAGATTTGTCGCCATTTTGATCGCGTCGGTATCTAGAACTGATCACATTTCCGCGCACTCGTTTAACAACCAATTGTGGCTCATAAACATCTGGTTCGACTTCAACATCTTTCAATCGAAAACCAGCATTACCATAATACTTCATTATCCGCCTACTCGAGCTTCTGTTCCGCTAGTCGCTGATGGACCAGCTGCTTCGGCACGAGCGCCTTTAGCTTTAGGTTTGAAGTAAACCGCAGCTTTAGCACGAACAAGAGCACCTGAAAGACGAGTTTCAATCAAGTATTTTTGTTTGTTGTAGTCGATATCGAAGTGTTCGAATGTGTTAACTTCACCACCCTTGTTAGTACCAATTTGGTAGTCAGCAAGGTTAACCATGATCATTTCATCAGGTTTCAAGAAGTTAGTTTCAACGATTTCAGCAACACCAAACAATGATGCAAGATATTCTTTAGTAGCAGGTTGTTGTCCACCGAATACCCATTGTTCGTTCTTGTTGCGGAGAAAACGAAGTTTAGTCAAGAACAAAGGATTCACGTAAAGTGATGGAGTTCCTGAACCAAGCATCTTAGTTTTCTCAGTTGCAACTGTTTCGAACAAGTCAAGAAGCATGTCTGGGTTGTAGTCAGCTTTGATTGTGTAGAAGTCTTCGTCTTTAGTGATTGGACGAATCTTGTCTTCTTTGATCTTAGCAGCGTCACCAGTAGCACGTCCGTCAGATACGAGGATTGCTTGTGCGATTTCATCATTCAACTTGATGCGCATTTCTTGGTTGAAGAATGCTGCAACGTTCAATTGTTGACCAATATCGATAGCGTCATCGCGGTCGATTGATTGTTTTTTATAGATTGTTTGAGGGTCTGTTTTACGAGAAAGGAATGAAATGATTTGTTCTTTCTTCTCAGTTCCTTTGATGTAACCTTTCGCACGAAGTTGTTCGTCAGTAAGGTCAGACAAGTCAGTCATGATAGACTTAACAAATGCTGTTGGCACTTTAGTTACACGAGACAAGATATGTTCTGTCGCAGTGTTTGGTGAGTAAATTACTTGTACTCCACCTTGAAGTTGGTGGTCAGGGAACAACTTATCGATGTTGTTCATAGAGTGTTTAAGAACATCTCCACCTTCAACTTCAGCAAGAATGTTACTTAGTTTGAGACCGCGGCTTTGGGCAGTTTGCATTGCTTCTGTCAACGAGTGACGGATCTCTTCGCTATTGTTTGTGTTTTGTTCAAATGCGTTGTAGTGCATCAAAGTTCCTCCATTGTCAGATTGTTCGATTTCATCATCCGAATCTTCATCTTCATCGTCAGCTTCTCCAGCCAACTCGTCAAGAATTTCGTTTACACGAGAATCTACAGCCTCATCAAAGTCTTTGGCAACAGATGCTTCGTGTGCTTCAAGGGCCGCATTAGCTGCAGCTTCAGTCAAGATAGCAACTGCTTCTTGTTGATCTTCGTTCAAAGTTCCTAAAACTTCATCAAGAACTTCGCTCTCAGTGCCTTCGTCAGCGTGCTGGATACGATCGAATAAACTTACACGATCATTACCAACTAAGACGTCGCTTGCTGAGTGAATAAGTTCGTTACTTTCCATTAAAATAACTTCTCCTTCTTCTGGGTTATCCGAGTGTTGTAGCACTTCGGTAATAACTGCTCCAGGATTAGCTCCTGCAAGCACTAGCGATACTTCATAGATGTTACCATGAATTACGTCATTTGCTGGAGTCCGCTTAATACGGTTAGCCCCAATAGACATATGCATGATATCACCATGTTGTACAAGTTCCTTGGCGTTCTTGGCATTTTGGGTATTATTAAAGTACCCGCGTCCATAAACACCTTCATCCGCATTTTGTAGCTCAACATGCCCAATGACGTTTTCAGGAGTGCTCGGGTCGTGTGACCAAACCAGAGGCACTCGCTTTCCATCATTTTCTTTGAAGGCTCCATGACGGATGGTGACACCGTCTGTACAACGCATGTCATTTCGGGTTACGTAACCCGCGAAATCATACTTAGGATGTTTTCCCATTATACGATTAACCTCCATCAATTATTTGCCGCCATTTTGAATGTAGTCTAGGTATTGTTGATAGCCGTCAGGATCCATTTGTTCAGGATCCATACCTTGACCTTCTTCAGGGGACGCGACCGACCCAGGTACAGAAACATCTTGATTATTATCAGCAATGTTTGGATTATACAATTGATCCGCCATTGGATCAGAAATTGGACCATAACCAATGACCGCACGAAACTCATTTGAGGTGAGAATACGGTTACGAAGTAATGAATCCCCGATCGTAGCAAGCTGACTCGTAGGAACAAGCTTGAATGGATCGTTGTAAGTCACGATGCGGTGACCTTGTGTATAACCTGTCTTAGTGATAAATTTTCTTTGAAATTCTTCTTGAATACGAGTAACAATCGGATCGATCGTACGAGTATAATAGTTTTGCATTTGTTCTGCATTAGCAGTTCCGTCGAATACGGCTTTGGTCAAACCAATTTGTGAAAGTAATTCCTCCGTTAAGTATTTGATCTCTTCCATAAGATTGGTGTTGATCGGTCTATTTAACTGAGTAATCTTTTCATCGGCGGCAACATAGGCAATACCAGTTGAAGATTTAGATAGCTGTTCTTCAATATCTTGAATACGAGCGTCGGCTTCTTTACGCTTGATGTCATTACGGACAGGCACAGGCAATTGTAGAATCATGTTCCACTTATTAGCGATAAGTTCTCTGTCATGAGCATCTAAAACAGCTAGCTTCTGTAACAAACGAGACATCGTTGGGTTTTCAGCACCTACAATGTTTGCCAAAGGGTTCTCGATAATCGCACACATTTTCTTAGGCACGATAATCTCAGAGAAATCTCCTTTTTCCTCGTTGTAAATTTTAACACGTACTTTTGTAGGATACCATTCCAGAATCTTACCAACCCGCATCGACTTAATGTCGTACGAATCAGATTTAGACGGATCTACAGTTGCTTCCAATGGGACTGCTGCAACTACTCCATCGTCAAATAGTGAATACACTAAGTCGTGGAAGAAGTCTGTTGAAGATTGATCGAGGTTCATCTCGACATCAAACAGTCGTTGTAACGCCGAATTTTTCTGCACCTCTTGGTTTTCACCATCGGGAGCTAACTTAACGTGTTGGAATTTAACCATAGCAGCATCCATAGCAATACGGTTAAAGATCATTGATGCAATCGACGAACGACTAAAAGAACGACCCGGAATAGAAGTGTTAGGACTCAATGCACGGGGTTCCAAAGACAATTGAAATGGTTCGTCAGTTTCAACAAGATTTGCGGAGGATTGTGTTCGTGAAAACATAGCCCAAGCATGAGTCAATCCATCGGTAAAAATACTCATATTGGCCTCTCTAAGCCGCGTATAGATCCATGTTGCGTTTAAACGCTACCCATGCGTCGATCAGTGCGGCTACGTTATCGATCTTTTCGTCAGATCTTCGTTTAGATAACTTGTAGTTACCATTATTATCCTGAATAGCAACAGCATTACCCATTGCAAACTTCATAAGTTCTTCGTCGAATATTAACTGTCTTTCCATAGCCAAGTTCTTCAACTCACCCATAGGTACAGATTCTGTACGAGCTCCTTGGATAATCTTCTCTACGCCATACTCACCATTATCTCTAGACCAACGCTCAACAAACTCTCGAGCATTATATGGGTCGAAACCAAATGAGTAAACGACGTAGTTGTGTCTATAAATAAAGTTTGTTAGATCATCATATACCTTATTCATATCCAATACAACGTCTGGCATGACAATAAGTGTACCTTCGTCAATGAAAGTATCGTACTTATTGCGCATTGCTGATGTGAGCTTCTTGAGTTTAGACTCACAAACATAAGATCTGGTCTTAACACCAAATCTACCTCTACCCAATGGGAATAAGAACGTAAACGCACAGAAGTCGTCCCCTTGTGAAAGGTCTCCTCCCATTGCGCATTCCAATCCATCGAAGTTCTGAGGTCTATGAGGAATAGTTTCTTCGTAAACAAAGAAGTAAGTGTATCCCTCAACCGGTATTCCAAAACGTTTAGCTAAAGTATCTGCACGAGTTGATGGTTGAGTCTCTGCTCGTTCCACTTCTCGTCGATATGTTTCGTAGCTAACAGTTGCTCCCAGATTTGGATTGGCCTTAAGCCATGTTTCTGGGTGAGCTACCTCACGAACATCGTCCAATCTGTAATACCAGATGGACACATGAGGGTTGAAGTACCGACCTTCTAGTATGTCAGTTAGCTCCATTTTGATTGTATCACCAACACCGTCCCGGGCAGTACCCTCTGACGACGTGGCTATGATTAGGTAGTTGTCATTCTTAGACGCACCCTGTTCGATCGCACCGATAACATTATCGCGAACTTCACCGGATAACCATTCGTCCACCGCTGCATACTTACAACGCAATCCTTGAAGTTTATCGACCGACATTGGGCGAATCTCTAACAAACTGTTTGTTGCGAAATTCTCCACACCTTTCTTTGTTGATGCTAGCAACTGTTTCTGGGTGAGATTCCCAGTCATCTTAGATCCTTGAACCATATACCGAATCATAGGACCTTTTGCTCGACTCAAAGCCGTTCTAAATGGGCCCATAATTTCTTCGGCCTGTTTCATTGTAGGGGCACAGACGATTTGGTGTGTTGTTGCTGTATCTATTAGTAACATGTAAGCTTGCATGTACGTAGAATACATTGATTTCGCAGCTCCCCGTCCAACAATTAAGAATTGTTTATTGACAAGTCGCTTAAATTTTGATTTTATCTCCCATTTACCGAGTTTAGGGTTGTAAACCTTATCCTCTGAGACATAAAACCATGCGAGGGCACATTCAGCCCAGAGTTTAAACGACGGCAGAAGAGTTACGTCACTACCGTCGGTGAGGGTCATCTCATTTTCGCAAAATCTTACAAAGCCCTCAATCGCTTTACTATCATAGTAATAATCCGGCGACTCGATTAAGAAATCGATACGGTTCATTTCCAGTGATACCATCCGATTGACCGGAATTTCACCTCTAAGAACTTGCTCCTTAAACTTCATGTACTCTTCCGGATATGCTTTGTTAGAAAGTACCAAAAATTAACTCCCTTACTTAATTCTTCTTATTACCACCTGTTACGCTATTAAATCCATAATCAATGGATTTCTTAACAGTACTTTGAGTAGCGGAACCAACAACTGTTTTAGCAATATCGCGGAAGAAGCTGTCTTTCTTAGCAGGTTTCATAGTAACTTGAGCGTTACGTTTGATTTGTTCTGCAAAATCGTTTTCTAACCGCAACCGTTCAGTTGCTTTACGAATATCTTTATCAGACATCGATGCCCGGTTCTGATATTTCTTTTTCCATTTGGCAGAAGTTTTAGCAGAGTTTTTAGCTCGACGTCGAGCCTTCACTTTAGAAATTCGTTGCTTTCTAAAGCCCCACTTCATACCCTTGATACCAAAGTGTTCGATAAAATCTGAAGAAGAATCTACTGAAACCAAATTATTCTGGTTTTGCATTGTATACCTCCTTCTGAATAATAATCCTATGCGACAAATTGTTTAGACTTGTCGTTAAGGTTGTTAATACAGAACCTGCTGGAGGATCGAATACAATTCTCACAGAGATATAGATAAATTGTTTAACCAATCTCAATAAATGTTTATCAGACGAATGCAACAATTCCTCCCATTGGGTTTCTTTTGTCACTTCGACTTCTGGATGGACATTTGTAAGTTGTGATAATGTACCTAATGCTCCATCGATCTCTAAAAGTAATCTAGAGTCGAATCCTGTATCTTCTTCGGAGGCAAAATCCAATGTTGTTTTAACATCGTCTAAAATTTTAGACATATACTTACCTCACCATAATTTTGTATCTCCTGGTTGGCGTTCGACAAGTATAGATTGAGATCTATCGCCGTAGTGGATTATGTTGTGAGTGTTTCTAGAAGTTGTTATTAGAAGATCGGGGTTAAGTAAGATATCTTCTCGCCATTCCAATATGTCGTCCTCTTGAAGAGGAATCATATGGTGAACGATGATGTCTTGCTTATTCGGTATTTGAATACCGGGTACTCCAAGATCGTATCCTAGATCTCTCGCTATGATTTCTTCTCGTAGATCACGCCAAATCCGAGACTTGTAGAATGGATTTGACATGTGTCTTGGTGATCTATACCCTCGTTTGAATAACGATAGGTAATTGAGTCGATCTCCAAAGCTGTCTAAGGTTAATAGTTTCTTGTATGAAAGATCTTCAAACATACTTCTGTCACTCATCACAATTCCTCTGACGGCATATAGCCACGGATAGCATTGATAACTTCCTGACTATCACCCTTTCCTTTTACTTCGCTATCAATTAATGAGACACGAGAACTATCTAATTTGTTCTTGGTTCTCAAACTCTCCAACTGGAGTTCATTCTCGACTGTTCCGTACTTGAGTAACGCGTTTAATGTACTTGGCGCGATAGTACCATTGTCGAGTTGTCTTTCTGCCAGATCGAATGCCTTTTTTGTTAGTTTTAGCATTCTTCCTTCTGGAGTTAAAGCTTGACGGATGTCGTCCGTTTCATTTCGTCTTCGGGGCATTTGTAGATACCTCCGTGTTTGGCTTCACTTCACCCTGAAGTCTGCGTAAAGCTTGGACCGCATGCTCGATATAATCTTCAGCTTGAGTAATTGATAAACGAATACCAACCTCATTAGCGAAGTTTGTTAATTTACCGAGAGCTTCTTGTTTCTTAGCTTCATTCGCGATACCTAAGGAATCAAGTGAAGAAACGATAATCATCGCACGTTCCGCAAGAGTCGAAACTTTCTTATTGTTGGTTAGTGCTCCGATGTATTTAATCAATTCAACAACGACCGGTAAAACTACACCGAGTGCGACCAACAAATTAACTACGTTTTCTAGCATTGCGTTTTCCTTCTTCCTTGATATTATTCTCGTCAACATAATCGTTAACTATACGACTGACATATGAGTTGCCTCCTTTTTTAGAGTAGGAGTCATACATCATCAGTATCTCGTTATTGGATAGACGCCCAGAATGGATCCCCGTAATTATTTGTAATCGCAGAAAGTCCAGTTCTTGCGTCTTTCGCATCTCCTCAACGCTTATAGTCAATGCTCTAATAGAATTTTTTATCCCTTCGATTTCTTGATTCTGCTTTTCCTCCAATTTTGCCCACAGCTTCTTGAAGGCTCTAGTGGCAAAACCGATGATAGATGCGCCAATACCGAAGTATAGTCCAATTTGTGACAGAACTTCAGGAGATAGCAGCCACTTTAGAAGACCTGTGAAATGTTCTTGTACTTCAGAGTGCATACTTATCTCTCTTTCCATAATAGTTACCCCATACTTTAAACCTAGTTTGAGGTTTGAAAACCACTCCGGGGAAATTTTAGGGTGGTGCGGCGATGCAGGGGGGTGGGGAGTCTTTGCGACCCCTCCCCTTAGGGGGTGTCACCTGGAATGATTTGTTTTTTTCTTATTCATTTCCAAATGTCACGATTCCGGACTGCGTTGTCGGAAGACGAATGGGTGTTGAAACGTTCTTCTTGATCGTTGTCCATACGCCTTCGATTGGACCTTCATCGATGATCCAGTTCATTGCCATAGCTGTTCGCTGAGCTTCTTCAACAGCATCGAGCGCGTCTGATGTATCACCAAGAACCATAGCTAACAGTTCTGGTGTGTTGTAACCATTGTCTTTGTCCCATTGCCACCAAGCATCGTAGTCATCATAAGGGTTGTATGGGTTGTCGTATGTAGTTAGCATAGCATCAACAGTTGTCTCACGATTGTACTCAGCATCAGTGACTTGATCGTCTGTATGATCACTCATAGCATCAGGCATAGCATCGTGCATGAGCTTGTTAGAGTCTTCATGCTCTAGTGGTTGTGTAGTGTACGTCATGCATGGCCTCCTTTCTATGATAGATCCTGTACAGTAGACACACTGATACCTAAAGCATCAGCTACTTCAGCATAGGTGTGACCGTTCTTAAGCATAGTCTTAGCACGGCTAGCAGTAGACAAGCTAATAGACTTCTCTGTACGTGGTGTAGCTAGCTGCTTAACACGATCACTATCAGCGAATCGTAGTACATCGGTTAGCATCTTACTAGAGACGGCACCGGATTGAATAGCCTTCCACTCATCATCGTCAATGGAGATGCGTGTAGACTTACCATCAGCACCAGTCTTAACACGAGCTGCCGCAATAGCCTGTTGTTTAAGCTTCTTAAGCTGGTCTTTACTCATATCAGGAGTACGTTTCTCAGCAATAGTCTTGTTAGCCATGAGCTGAGCTTGACGTTCTCTAGGTGAGTTGTATAAAGCGTCATTAAGCTTCTTCTGTAGAGACTCAACTTGTGTCTTGTACTTGACTTTAGCTTCCTTAGACATTGTCATGTTAGGGGTCTTGCTAATGATAGACTCACCTTTTGTACGCATCTTGCCAAGGGCATTGATGTAATTACCATACATGTTTTCGATAGCTGTACCAGAACCTAGTTTCTTAGCATCATCTACCATATCAACATTAGGTGTAAATGAAATGGTTTTTGTTTTCTTAATCTTAGGCGCCAATCTAGGATTAGCAGCTAGTTCTTCAGCAGTTCTTTCTTTATACCAGTGCTCGGTCTCACGATAG